AATATTATGCTAACTGGGATGAAAGTTCTATTGTAGTTGCTCCAACTCCAGACCAAGCTTATGCAGTTCAATTAAACTACATAATTACTCCACCTAGTTTTACATCTTCAAATACTACTTACTTATCTGAATATCAACAAGGAATGCTTTTGGATGGTGTTTTAACCGAAGCATATTCATTTTTAAAAGGACCTATGGATATGTACAATCTATATAAAAGCAAGTATACTGAAGGTATACAAAATTTCGCTCTCCAACAAATGGGGAGAAGAAGACGTGCAGAATTTGATGATGGTGTGCCAAGGGTTAAAATACCTTCACCGTCACCATAAAAAATTATTAAAGGAGAAATATTATGGCTATAACAACTAATGCGATTTGTAACACTTTTAAAAAAGAGTTACTTCAAGGAAAACACGATTTCGATACATCATCAGACACATACAAACTAGCGATGTATACATCACTAGCAACACTAGGTGCTTCAACTACAAACTATTCACCTGATTTAGGTGCAGCAGGAACTGAAGTAACTTCATCAGGATACACTGCAGGTGGTGGAACACTTGTTAACCAAGGTGTTAAAGTATCCTCAGCAGTAGCAATTACTAATTTTGCTAATTTATCTTTTACTGGTGTAACATTATCTGCTCAAGGTGCATTGATTTATAACACAACAACTGATGGTGGATCAGGTACTACTGATGCGGTTTGTGTTTTAGATTTTGGTGGAGTTAAAACTGCAACTGCAGGAACATTCACTATTCAGTTCCCAGCATTTACAACTTCAGCTGCAATAATAAGATTAACGTAAGGAGAAGTTTCTATGGCACTGGTCATCAATGACAGAGTTAAAGAAACAAGTACCACTACTGGAACAGGAACGTTCGACTTAGCGGGTGCTTCTCAAGACTTTATCTCATTCGTATCGGGTGTAGGTAATACTAATACTACGTATTATTGTATTACAAACACTGGAACAGATGAATTTGAAGTTGGTGTTGGTACAGTAACCGATGCTGCAACCGATACTCTATCTAGAAACACAGTCATAAGTAATAACTTAGGTACCACAGATAAAATTAATTTTTCTATAGGTGCGAAAGAAGTATTTTGTACAATCCCTGCAAAGAAAGCAATGTCTCCAGTAATGGAGGCTACAGGTTATGTTGTAACTCATGCTTCAACTCTTGATCAAGATCAAACTTTAGATTCAGGAGTATTAGCAGGACCAGTATCTATAACTGGAGTACAAACAATAACAGGAACATTGGTAGTAATTTAATGAGCAAAATAGAAGTAAACGCAATTGAACCACAATGTGGAACTAATTTAACGATTGGTGCTTCTGGTGATACTATAACTTTTCCAGCAGGAACAACGGTTGTAAATAGTGGTACTCAAACAGGTTTTGGTAGAACAGGAACCGTGGATTGGGATACAACACCAAAAACATCAACTTTTTCAGCAGTAAATGGTAATGGATATTTTTTAAATACAACAGCAGGAGTAATAACAGTTAATCTACCAGCAGGTGTCGCAGGTAATATTATATCAGTAGCAGATTACGCAGCAACTTGGCAAACTAATAATGTTACAGTAACTCCAAATGGAACAGATAAAATTGGTTCATTAAATTCAAATGCACTTTTAAATACACAAGGTCAATCGGTTACTTTTGTTTATGTGGATTCAACACAAGGTTGGATTAATACAATGGATTCAACTTCTAATGTTAGAGGAATTTCTCCCTTTATAAATGCAACTGGAGGAACAATTACAGAATCAGGAGATTATAAAATTCATACTTTTACAGGAGCAGGAACATTTTGTGTTTCAAGTATATCTCCAGGACCTTCTGGTAATCCAAATTCAGTAGATTATTTAGTGGTCGCAGGTGGTGGCGGAGGTGGCGGTGCTGTTAATGATACTGTTGCAATGGGTGGTGGTGGAGCAGGAGGCTATAGAGAATCTCCAGGTACAGCTACAGGTTCTTATACAGTTTCTCCTTTAGGTGTTTCACCCGCAGCAGCAATAACAGTTTCAGTTACAGGTTATCCAATTGCCGTTGGTGGTGGGGGAACTGGTGGTGGAGCCGCACCTGCAGTTACTGTTCCAACATCTGGTATTAACTCAACTTTTTCAACAATTATATCAACAGGTGGTGGTAATGGAACATCAAGGCAGACTGGACCTGGTGTAACACCAGCAGGAACAGGTGGGTCAGGAGGAGGAGGTTCTTGGACAACTCCAGCAGCAGCAGGAAATACACCTCCTGTAAGTCCCTCTCAAGGAAATAGCGGTGGAGCTCTTTTAAGTCCACCAATTCAAAGTGGTGGAGGTGGTGGTGGAGCTATTGCTGTAGGTGGAACTCACCCGCAAAATGGTGGAGCAGGTGGAGCAGGAGCAACAAGTTCAATTAATGCAACACCAACTACAAGAGCTGGTGGTGGTGGAGGTGGAGGTGGTTATATAGATAACGCCACTGTAACTTCTGGTGGAGCTGGTGGAGCTGGTGGAGGTGGAGCTGGTGGTAATTCTAAACCAAGCACTCCTGGTTGTGGTACTGCTGGTACTATTAATACTGGTGGTGGTGGAGGTGGAGGTGGAGGACAATCTGGTCCTGCTCCCAATGTTAACACAGTTGGTGGATCAGGCGGTTCAGGAATAGTAATAATAAGGTACAGATTTCAATAGGATAAATTATGGCAAGTATAATAAAAGTAAACAACGTACAAAACACAGCAGCAGGTAAAAATATTATCAACGAATCGGGTAATACAGTTACTATTGGTGCAAGTGGAGATACAGTTACTTTAGCAGCCGGCGCTTCGCAATCCGGTTTTGGTCAAACATATTCAGCGGTTAGTTGGGATACAACTGCAAAAACAACTACTGTTACCGGTGTAGCAGGAGTAGGTTATTTTATAAATACTTCAGGTGCAGCAGTAACAGCAAATTTACCAGCGGGAACCGCGGGTGATGTTATAGCTTTTGCAGATTATACAAGAACTTTTCAAACAAATAATTTAACAATAACACCTAATGGTTCAGAAAAAGTAGGTGGTGTAGCCGCTAATTTTGTAGCTCTAACTGAAGGTCAATCAATAACTTTAGTTTATGTAGATGCAACAGAAGGTTGGATAAATACTATGGATTCAACAGGACAAGCAGGATTATTACCAGCTTTTATAACAGCTTGTGGTGGAACTCCATCAACTTCTGGAGATTACAAAATTCATACATTTACAGGACCAGGAACATTTACAGTTACTTGTGGAGGTAATCCATTAGGTTCTGATTCAGTAGATTATATGGTAGTCGCTGGTGGTGGTGGAGGTGCTAATAATGGTGGAGCAGGAGGAGCAGGTGGTTTTAGAGAAGGATATAATCCAGGCTCTTACACAGCAAGTCCTTTAGCAACAACAGCTTTACCAGTTTCAGCAACAGGTTATCCAATTACAGTTGGTGCAGGAGGAACTTCTGGATCAGGTTATCCTTCTAGTTCACATACTAACGGCTTAAATTCAGTTTTTTCAACAATCACATCTACTGGTGGTGGTAAGGGTAGTGGTGCGGGTGGAGGTGCAGCTGGTTCAGGAGGATCTGGTGGTGGAGGTGGATGTACTTCTGCTACTGGAGGAGCAGGAAATACACCTTCTGTAAGTCCATCACAAGGATTTCCTGGTGGTGATTCTGCTGGTCCTTCTGGTTATGGTGGGGGTGGTGGTGCAACTGCTGTTGGTCTTACAGGTAGTCCACCAAATGCAGGTGGTGTGGGTGGAGCAGGAGCAACAAGTTCAATTAATACAACTCCAACTGCAAGAGCAGGTGGTGGAGGAGGAGCTGGTTTTAGTACACCAGCAGGTTATCCAGGTGGAGTAGGTGGTGGTGGAAAAGGAAGTGGACCAGAAGGTACAGGATGTGCAGGAACAGTTAACACAGGTGGCGGTGGTGGTGGAGCAGCAGGTGGGGCAGCAGGACCAGCAGGTGCAGGTGGATCAGGAATCGTTATAATAAGATACAAATTTCAATAGGAAAAAATTATGAGTGAAATAAAAGTAAATAAAATTAGTCCGCGAACCGCGTGTGGTACAACGACATTAGGGGACAGTGGTGATACATTCACAATTCCCGCAGGTGTAACAATCACGAACAGCGGTACGGCGGCCGGGTTCGGCGCAACCGGTGCAGTGTCTTGGGATACAACTGCAAAGACTACAGGTTTTACAGCAGTAGATGGTGTAGGTTATTTTGTAAATACAACAGCTGGTGCAATTAGTGTTACATTGCCATTAAGTCCTGCAGCAGGTGCAGTGATAGGTGTTTCAGATTATGCAGGTACAGCAGCATCAAATAATATAACTCTTTTAAGGAACGGTTCAAAAATTGCAGGATTAGAAATAGATTCAATAATATCTACAGCAGGTGTAGCAGTAACTTTAGTTTATGTAGATGTGACAAGGGGTTGGTTAGTAACAGATTCAGGAAATCAAAGTGATACACCTTTACCTACATATATTACAGCAACAGGTGGAACTCCAACTACTTCTGGAGATTATAAAATTCATACATTTACAGGACCAGGAACATTCACTGTTTGTTCAGTAGGTAATCCTTCAGGATCAACCACTATTACAGCTGTTATTGTTGCAGGTGGAGGTGGAGCTGGTTCTCTTTATGGTGGAGGTGGAGGTGGAGGTGGCCTTGTTTTAGATAGCGATGGTTTTTCTGTATCTGCAATAGGTTATCCAATTGTAATTGGTGGTGGAGGAAATGGTCCAACAGGTAACTGTGCACCCGGAACTTCTGGAAGTAATTCAACTGCATTAGGTTTTACAACTATTGGTGGAGGTCAAGGTGGAGGTGGCGGCGGAGGTGGCGGCGCTGAAGCAGGTGGATCTGGTGGCGGTGGTGGTGGGTGTAATGGTGGAACTGTAACAGGAACACAACCTTCACAACCAAATACAGGAGCAACAAATTATGGTAATCCAGGTGGTCCAGGAACTCAAGGCGGAGGTGGTGGTGGAGCAGGAAGTATTGGAATTAGTGGTCCTAGTGGTGCCGGTGGAGCAGGATTAGATGTATCTCCAACTGTAGGACCCGCACCTAGTATACCAAATTTAGGAGTTTATTCAGCCGGTGGCGGTGGACAGAGTAGTGGAACAATTGGTGCAGCAAATACAGGTGATGGTGGTGGTGGGGATTGTTTTGGCTCTGGTAGGGGTGCAGGCGGTTCTGGTGTAGTAGTTATTAAATACAAATTTCAATAATTAATATGTATTTACTTAAATCAAAAAACAATATATAAGGAGAAACAATATGGCACATTTTGCAAAACTAGGATCTAATTCAAAAGTAATTTCAGTACTTACTTTAAACAACGGTGATATGCTTAACGCTGACGGTGTTGAAGATGAAACTGTAGGACAACAATATTTAGAGAGACACAATAACTGGCCCGCACAAATGTGGATTCAGACTTCATATAATACATCAGGCAATACTCACAATTCTGGTGGTACTGCTTTAAGAGGAAATTACGCAGGTATTGGTTATACTTGGGATGAAGATGATAATATCTTCTGGCCTAAAAAACCTCATGCATCTTGGGTAAAACATTTAGAATCTGCTTCTTGGAAATCACCAATAGGTGATGCACCAGCATTAACAGAAGAACAAACAGCAGATGAATCTAATAGATACAATTATAACTGGAATGAATCCAGTCAATCTTGGGATTTAGTTACAACTCCAATCGTTTCTTAATCTTTGACAATCTAACAAAATAATATTACTTATGGTGGTAGGTATGCAAAAGAAAGTTTTAACAGAACAATCATTATATTTTGGTGATGTATCAATGCCGAAAGGTTTTGAAATAGACCAAGAAAAACTTACCAACGATATTTTACAATCTACTTTCAACAATAAAGAATTTCCATTCTCAAAAACTTGGGATATGTTAACTACTTATATGAGAGAACATGTAAATGTAGAATATGGTTTTACTTTAGTTAATAAAAAAACATGGGGTGATATTTATAAACCTCAACAAGTAAGTATTCCTTTACTAAATATAGATCCGGTGGATCTTAGA